CTTAGAAAAAGTTGCAAACTTTATGAATAAGTTTGATTCTTATTTTGAAGATCAAGAATATCACATATATGATGCTAGAGTACTGAGACCAATATCATTTGAAATAATAAAGGAAAAGAATGAGTGATGCATTTACATTAGGACTTAAGTTTCAAATCCTAGTTGAAGAACTAGGTGGCGAGATAACAGATAAAGGTTTGTATCTCAAAGGAAAAGGTAATCAATTTACTTTTAAAATAAAAGATAAATTTTTTACTGTTGACTTATGGGATGAAAGTATTGCGGAGGACTTTAATCCATGACATTTGCTTGGCACCACCCAAATTTTTATAAAAAGTTAAAAGATAACTTGACAAATAATATAAATTATGATAAGGGAATAGACAATGAAAAAATACAAAATCAGACTAACAGGACTAGGAATAGAGGCAGTAGCAGTAATTCCATTCAAACAGGAACCGACTTACGAAGAAATAGAAAATGAAGTAGCATTCTATCTTAATGAAAACTTAATGAAGGTAGAGCCTAATGATTTTTTTAGAACAGATAGATACTCTATTACCTATGAAGAACTTACAGTATAGGAGTAGCATTGAATATATCACAACAAGTAGAAGTAATACAAGGACTACAAGTACCAGAAGAAACTAAACAAAGAATGGATTGTCCATTCTGCCATAACACAAATACATTATTGATAGATACAACTGATGATAAAATTAGTTGGTATTGTTTTCATGCCTCATGTTCTGCTAAGGGTAGGCATCAAGGCGATAAGACTATACGATATGTAAATAAAACATTTTCCAAACAAGAAACTTCAGGCGAGCCTAAAAAATTTTTAGTGCCAGATAGTTTTAAATCTCCATACTCAAATGAAAAAGCAATGAAGTATCTCCAAAAAAATAATTGTTGGGATTCATTCTCTATGAACAGAGCAGATATTAAATATGATGTAGCACAAGAAAGAGTTGTGTTTATGATTAAGAATAAATACTCAGATGAATATGTTGGTGCAGTAGGTAGAGCATTAGATAAATCTGTATATCCTAAATGGTTTATGTATGGTAGTAAAAGTGTTCCATTTATTTGTGGTCAATGTGATGATGCAGTTATAGTTGAGGATTGTCCATCTGCCTGTGCAGTATCTGGAGTCTTGACAGGTATAGCTATCATGGGAACATCATTAGCTAATACACATCTTGCACATATCATGCAGTTTAAAACTATTTATGTAGCACTTGACCGAGACGCTACAACTAAATCATTTGCTATTGTAAAAGAATTAAGAGGAAAAGGATTTGATAATGTTAAGGTTAAACACTTGACAGAAGACTTAAAATATTATAATAGCGAACAGATAAGAAATATATTTTATGGAGAACAAAATGACAGATAGACCACACCCAGACAATCCTAACTCAGAAGACTTTGATGCAGGAAAATATGTAAAGATGAACAGCGTTGAAGAAGAAAATAAAAAACTAAAAGTTGAAATAGAAAGACTTAAAAGTTTATTGCATGGCTCTAGTTTAGATTTAAAACAAGCAGAAGAAGTCAGATTAAAATTAGCAAAAGAAATTAATAGATTATCTGAGATAGTTGATTACTTAAATGATAGAATAAGAAAATTTAATAATGGCATATGAAAGGAAACACGATGGAAAAACAGCTAATTAAAATGATGCTCAATAAAAAGTTTTATAATGAGTATAAGGGAGTTATATCTCGTAGTATATTTGAGGGTGAACTTGGTTCATTCTTTGAGTCACTACAGAAAGCACATAAAGATTATGATGGCGATTTAAAAGTTGATGATGTATACACTTTGCATGTAGGTAAATTTAATCCTGCATTAACTAGAACTGCTAAAGAAAAGTTTGAAGAACTTGTAACTGAAATAAAACAAGTCACAGACCCAACACCTGCTATAGCAAAAGATATAGCAAACATAATGGTGGATAGAGAAACTGCTCAGAAAATTGCTATTGAAGCTACAGAAATATTTAATGGTAAGCCTGCAAACTTTAGTGAGATTTCAAAAATAATTGAAGGTCATAAAAAAAATTTGCCAGATGAAGATATAAAACCTGTAACAAATGATATAGGAAAAGTCATTGAGCAGTTGTCAGTAACTACTAAATGGAAATTTAATATACCTGTACTATCAGAAAAAGTTGGTGGAATCGGCCCAGGCAATTTAATGATTGCATTTGCTAGACCAGAGACAGGTAAGACTGCTTTCTGGGTTAGTTTAGTTTCAGCACCAGATGGTTTTGCATGGCAAGGTGCAAACATTCATGCGTTTATAAATGAAGAGCCTGCAGTAAGAACTCAAATGAGAACTATATCTTGTTCAACTGGATATACTAGAGACGATATACCAGACAATATGAAAGAAGTACATTTTACATGGTCAAAAGTAAGAGACAATATAAAATTATTTGATGTAGTTGATTGGACATTAGATGACATAGATGCTCATTGTGAAAAGTATAAACCAGATGTTGTAGTAATTGACCAACTAGATAAAGTACATTTAGATGGTAAGTTTTCTAGGTCAGATGAAAAGCTACGAGCAATTTATACAGGTGCAAGAGAGTTAGCTAAGCGTAGAAACTGTGCTGTCATAGCAATATCTCAAGCATCTGCTGAGGCACATAATAGAAATAGTATATCGTTTGATATGATGGAAAATTCTAAAACTGGAAAAGCTGCTGAAGCTGATTTAATTATTGGTATAGGTAGAAATCAAAGTTTAGATGAAGCAAACACAAATAGAACTTTGTGTATAAGTAAAAATAAAATAACAGGCTATCATGGTGAACCTAGCTGTGTTATTAGAAGGGATATAAGTAGGTACGAAGGATGATTACAGTAGTAGATGTAGAAACAACTTTTCAAAAAAATAAAAACAATGGGTTTGACCCATCACCATTCCATGCTAACAATAAATTAGTTAGTGTTGGATTAGATTCTAAATATGGTTTGGAATATTATTTTACACACCATTCAGAAAAAGTTAGTAGAGGTGGTGTAGCTAGAATACAAGAAGTACTAGATGAAACTACATTATTGATAGGTCATAATTTAAAATTTGATTTGATGTGGTTATTAGAGTCTGGATTTAAATACACAGGTAAAGTATATGATACTATGATTGGAGAATATATTTTAAACAGAGGTATTAGAAAATCTTTAACACTTCAGATGTGTTGTCAGCGTAGAAAAATAGGTATGAAAGATGATCGAATAAAAGATTTCATGGACAGAGGTGTATCTTTTGATAACATACCTGCTGATTTAGTAGAGGAGTATGGTCGTAATGATGTTGCTATTACGAGAAGACTATTTGATTCTCAGATGGCAGACTTTAGATTACCTGCTAATAAAGATTTAATTAAAACTGCTAAGACTATGGGTGAGTTTCTTGTTGTATTAAGTGATATGGAACGCAATGGTATTTATGTAGACTTAAATGTATTAGAAAAAGTTAATGCAGAATACAAAGCAGAAAAAGAATATCTAAGTCAGAAGATAAATAAAATTGTATATAATAAAATGGGTGATACTGAAATTACTTTATCAAGTCCAGAACAATTATCTTGGTTAATCTATTCTAGAAAACCTGTAGACAAAAAAGAATGGTCAAAGATATTTAATATAGGTGTTGATAAAGCTACAGGTAAAAATAAACGAAGACCACAAATGTCTAGAATACAGTTTAGAAAAATTGTACAAGCTAATACTGTACCTGTATATAAAACTACAGCTAGTAAATGCACTGACTGTAATGGTAAAGGTGTAATAAAGAAAATAAAAAAAGATGGAACACCATTTAAAAAATATCCTAAGTGCACTGAATGTAAAGGTAGTGGATTTGTTTATCATAACATGGCTAAACTTGCAGGGTTTAATCAGATACCTAAAAGTGTTTATGATGTATCTGAGTCTGGTTTTAGATCAGATAAGATTACTTTAAATAAATTAGCAGCTGAATCTGAAGGAGAGTTAAAAGATTTTTTAGATTCTATTGTTAGATACAATGCAGTAGATACTTATCTATCTACATTTATTGATGGTATGAAAGAGCATACAGATGATCATGGAATGTTACACCCAAAATTTATGCAAGCTGTAACAGCAACAGGAAGATTATCAAGTCGTGATCCTAACTTTCAAAACCAACCTAGAGGAACTACATTTCCAATTAGGCAAGTAGTTAAATCTAGATTTAAAAATGGTAAGATACTTGAAATAGATTTTGCACAACTTGAATTTAGAACTGCTGTATTTATGGCACAAGATAAACAAGGTATGGAAGATATAAAAAATAATGTTGATGTACATAAATATACTGCAGATATTATTGGTGTATCAAGACAAGATGCAAAAGCACATACCTTTAAACCATTATATGGTGGAGTATCTGGTACTGAAAATGAAAAGAAATATTATAGTAAGTTTCTTGAAAAGTATAAAGGTATTAAAGAATGGCATGAGCATTTACAAAATGAAGCAATAAGATTTAAAAGAATTAAAATACCTACAGGTAGAGAATATTCTTTTCCATATGCTGAGAGAATGCCTTGGGGTGGTTCTAGTTATGGTACTCAAATTAAAAATTATCCTGTGCAAGGATTTGCTACAGCAGATATAGTACCACTTGCTTGCATTAATATTTATAAACTAATGAAAGAAAACAAAGTTAAAAGTTTATTAGTAAATACTGTACATGATTCTATTGTAGCTGATGTGTATCCTGGTGAAGAAAATATTATGTGTAAAATATTTAAGCAAGGTACTAGTGGAGTTATAGATTCTCTTAAAGAATATTATGACATTGATTTCAATGTTCCACTTGACACAGAGACTAAAATAGGATATAACTGGTTAGATATGAAGGAGGTAATTATAACATGACAACAACAAATCTAATTATTAGAGTAAGGAAGTTCTCAAATGCAGAGCCTTACTTTTCTATACAATCTATAATAGCTGATTCCCAAGAGGCATCAGATGTTACAGATAAGTACAACCAAATAGCACAAATAGATCCACAACAAAGTGATGTTATCTATAAGTGCATACCAATAACCCTATAGGAGGAATATGGTAGAAGCCCTAGATACTCTAGATGAATTTGATGATAGCGAGTATACTGCATATCAAAAGTATCAAGCATTTAGAGATAGTTATACAGGTACACAAAGTATTCTGTATTTAAATAAAGACTTTGAAGACTACTCTGCATGGAAACAATATGCAGAATATGAGGGTCTTAAAGTTATACAAACCGATGGAGATACTTATATATGTTAGAAGTTGTATTGACTATTTGCTTTGTAGTAGTAGTTGGTATGTGGGTAATAGACCTTGTATATCCCCCATATAAAAAAAATAAAAAAGATAAAAATTAATGCTTGACTTTTTATCTAAAATATGTTATACGCAAATCAATTTATAAGGAGGTTCAATGACAAAAAATGAACTAGCAAATATAAGTTCGATGACTGACGAACAAATAATGAAAGCAATCGGTCAAGATGATGGTACGAGTACTAGTGATGGTATTCCTAGACTATCAATAAATAGAAACCCAGAAGATGACAATGGGAATAAACTTCCTGTTGGGGAATTTTCTGTGTTCGATACAACTGCAGGTAAAGTTGCATATGGAAAACCTGTAACCTTTAGACCATTTCTAAGTGGTATGCAGTATATGAACTATAGCCCAGATAAAGGTGAGTATGTAAATAGATCAATCATATTCTCATCACATAAAGACGAGGCTATAGATATGTTAGGTGGTGTCAATTGTGGTAAAGTACCATACAAAGAAAGAGACCAACTAACACCAGAGCAACAAGTTGAACAAAGAACTATTAGATGTTATAGATTAGTCTATGGTCTAGTAAGTTTTGGTGGGAAACTTGCTGATGGTTCAGTACACAATGTAGATGAACTGCCTGCGTTGTATAGAGTATCTGGTACAGCGTTCTTGCCTGTCAGTAATGCTATCAAAAGTTTAAAAGATAGTGGTAAGTTAATGTTTAAATGCACATTAAAACTTGATACTGAGAGACAGAAAAGAGGTGGTAATACTTTCTATGTACCTGTCATCACTCCTAACTCAAATACTCAAATAGAGTTTACTTCTAAAGACAATGATATTTTAACTGTCTTTAAAGATGCAATCGACAAAGAGAATCAAGAGGTAATCTCAGCATATAAAAAAGCTAGAGATAAATCACCTAACGACTCTGATGCTGAATCAGCAAAGATTGTTAATGAGTTAGATGATCAACTTCCAGAAGATGTATTATCAGCATAATGAATAATATACTAGATAAAGTAAAAATATATCTGGATAAAGTATCTACTAGTCCTGTTGAAATCTCTGAGGATTTGTTAAATGAGTTTGGCGAGGCATGTAAAAGTGCCTTGCGAAAACAGTTCTCAGAGAAACGACAGGATAAGTTTGAGCCTAGAATGTCTAACATTGGCAGACCATTATGCCAATTACAAATGGAAGCTAAGGGTATCAAGGGTGATGGGCAACCATACAATAACAAAATGAGAAATACATTTGGTGACTTGATAGAAGCCTTAGCTATATTTGTTTTAAAATCTGCAGGAGTTAAAATTGATAGTGAACAAAAACAAGTTGAGTATAAATTTGACAAAGAAAATATCTCTGGAAAATTGGATGTTGAGATTGATAACAAAGTTTGGGATATTAAAAGTGCATCTCCATATTCCTTTGAGCACAAGTTCGGAGAGAAGGGAGGGTTTAGTGAAGTAGTTAATAATGATTCCTTTGGTTATGCCTCACAGGGTTTCCTCTACGCTGAAAGCGAGAAGAAACCTTTTGGTGGTTGGATAGCTATTAATAAATCTACAGGAGAGTGGGCAGTATGTGAAACGCCACAGATTCAAGATGAATACAAAGATAGATTTATTAAACAGGCTACTGACAACTACAAAGCATTAAAAGATAAAGTACCTTTTAAAAAATGCTTTGATGATGTAGAAGAAACATTTAGAGGTAAACCTACAGGCAATAGAGTTTTGGATAGAGTATGTTCTTTCTGTCCATACAAGGTACCTTGTTGGGGTAACAATTTAAAACATTTACCACAACAACAATCTAAGGGAAAGAATCCTAAGTGGGTATGGTATACCCAAGTGAATAATCCTAAACAGGAAGATTCACAGGGAGATAGTGGGGAGTAGTTTGAGGGGTCTGCTCCCCACTAGTATGTATGCATTTATACTTTGTTTTATATAAAAAAAAGAAAGATGAAGACTATAAAATATTTACAAATGTTTTATTTGATGCTGAAGATAAAGCAGAACTCTTTGGTAAAAAGAGTATGAAGAGAGGCTACGAACATAAAGTAGTAGAATATAATAAAGAAAACGTAGACAGGTATTGGTATAAACATGGCAAAGAAAACTAAAAAAGAAGATTTTAATAATGCAATCAAGGTATTAATTACGCCTTGGGAAAGAGGATTTACTTGTGGTATTGTAATGGAAAGCAAAGCAAAGATGACCACAGAACAATATGAATTATGTTCTACAATAGCTAGAGGCATGATAAAGGCAGCAACTCAAGACCCCCAAACTATTTTTGTTTATGGGCTCAAAGGTTTTGCTGATGATAAACGAGACCCCAATAAAGAAAATCTTACAATCAATTCTGTTGCAGAGTTTGATGAAGAAGATAATGTGATTGACTTTATTGAATACTTAAAACAAAAACGTGAAAAGGAGTTAAACTAATGGCAACGCACTTAGTTATAGGTGACCCTCATTGCACACCTAAAGTAAGCAATGATAGATTTCTGTGGGCAGGTAGACTAGCCGCAGATATAAAAGCTACCCATGTAATATGTATGGGTGACTTTTGTAGTATGGATTCTCTATCAACATATGATAGAGGTAAGAAATCTTTTGAAGGCAGAAGATACCAACAAGATATGGATCATTCGCATCATGCTTTATCTTTATTTAATAAAGGTCTAGGCAAACATAAACCTAGAAAGATTATGTTGCATGGGAATCATGAAGATAGAATAGATAGATTTGTAGAAGAGAATCCAGAGTTAGAAGGTACTATGAAAATATCTGATCTGCAATTTAAAAAATATGGTTGGCAAGAAATACCATACAAACAATTTAAAGTTGTAGATGGTATATATTATGCACATCATTTCCCATCGGGTATTATGGGTTCAGCTATATCTGGTGAAAATATTGGTAGAACACTCTTGACAAAGCATAAAGTTTCTGCTACAGTAGGCCATAGTCATTTATTAGATTATGCTGTATCTACTTTACCAAGTGGTAAAAAGATTCATGGGCTATCTGCAGGATGTTATTTAAATCATTCTGAACACTTTGCTAGAGATACTCAACACATGTGGTGGAGAGGTGTGATAGTTAAGAGAGAAGTAAAAGATGGTGATTATAATCTAGAGGCTATAGATATTAAAACTATTAGGAGAGAATATGGCAAACGTTAAAAAGGAAATAAAGTATAATGGTAATACTTATGTTCTTGGCAATGATATTAATACCATTGCTGATACACATGATAATGTAAATTCACCTAATCATTACAAGCAAGGTAAGAAAGAAACTATTGATGTTATCCGAGATTGTATGACAGATGATGAGTATCATGGTTATTTAAAAGGTAATGTATTAAAGTATGTTGCTAGATATAAATTTAAAGGTGAGCCTTTACAAGATTTAGAAAAGGCTAACTGGTATTTGAATAGACTAATACAGGAGGTTAAATAATGTCTGCAATGAAACAAGCACAGATTGAAGTTATTGATTTAGTATGTGGATGCTTACAACTAAATAAAACTTTATCACAAACTATTAATGAACTTAAAGAACTACAAGGATTAAAGATGAATCATAATCCTTATCTTAGTGATGAAGAGTTTATTGAAAATGCTTTCTATGAATATAGAGGTTACTGATGGATACTAAACTATTACTTATAGATGCATTAAGAAAGAGGTATGAAGCCGAAATAGCTGATGCTTATGCAAGTGCATTGGTATACTTTAATGCATCTGTGGGTATTGGTGAGCACCCACAATTTATAAATGAATTAGATAAATTAATAACTAAAATATCTAGTGCAGAAGAAAACTTAGATACCCTCAATAAATATTTTACTGATAAATAGGGAGGGAATATGAGTAAAGAAACAAACAAACCTAGTCCTAAGACTTATCTTATAACATCTGAACAGTTAATGGATATTATGAGATACTTAATGACTAGACCATATGGTGAAGTAGTTAAACTAATGAATGTGTTATCAGCCTTGAGTCCACTAGATCCAAGAATTGGTGCAGATTTTATAAAAGCAAGCGAGGAAAAGAATGAAAGAAGAAAAGGATAAGATAAAAGAGCCAGACGATATATCAAAGTATACTGGTATATTATTTGAATTGAAGATTGGTTTAAATAAAAACAATGCTGTTGTTATAGACTATGGTGGAAAGCCTGTTACTAAAATTAGAGAGGCACTTAAAGGTTATCCGTTTCATGCTAATCTTTGTGCATCAATAATTAATCATGCTAACACTATTGGTAAAAAACTACAAGAAGATGTTAAACAGATTATACAAAAAATTTAGATATTACTTTTGGCATAACTGTGTTATGGATAAACTAGAAGGTTATGCTAGTACATTAAGTAACTGGTTTTGGACTAAGCGATGGAGTGATCCGTCACTTTATCGTAAGGCCCAAAAAAAAAGGAACCCAAGATAACTTAGGTTCCGAGTCGTGTTGCCTTGCTGTGGGGGAGTCTTTATGGCTCCCCTTTTTTATGCAAATAACCTATCTGTTTGCTGTTTAGCTTTACTTAGTTTGATAGGTTTGCTTAATATATCTTTCTGTAATTTTTTAGGTAGTTTCATTTTAATTAATTGCTCTTCTTGTAATTTTTCATCTGGTGGAGGCTTAGTATCTTTTATATATTTTTTATAGAGTTCTAAACTATCACCTTGTAATTCTGGTGAATAATTTACAGCATCTTCTTTTGCAACTATAGGTAATTCCCAAGAAATTGCACCTTCTTCATCTACATTACTAGTTGGTGCTTTCCATACATATACTTTATTATTTTTTATTTGATCCCACAAACTTAATCCAGTAGCTGCACTTCCTGGTTCTCTATTTTCAACTAATTGTGTTATATAATTTTCAATATAATCAGCACCTTGCCCTCTCCCTGCGTTACTATACAAAGTAGCATGTCCTGGAATATCAGTATCTTTAGTTCTATCCCATAGTTCTTGTAGTGTTATTTCTTGTAATGTAAATTGATAATCTAATGCTCTTTGAAGAGTTTGATCAAAGTAGTTATCTTCTTCTTCTTTAGTTGCTATGTTAGAAGTTATATCAATTCTTTCAAGACTAGCACCATATTTATCTGCAATTTTTTTTAATTGGTCATAAACTATAGTATCATAAAATTTTTTAAGACCTTGCTTTTCTTTTTCCTGCATGGCAGGATAACGATTATATTGTATCTCACCATTAGTAATAGCTATGCTATCCCTACCATCAACAGTAGCCTTTTTAATCATTTCATTTAAAACTAATTCAACCCATTTCTTGGATTCTTTTATGGGAAAGTCTGGCACTTTACCATATGCTCTTTGTAAAAATTCATTTGCTGATGAATATCTAGCATCTTCTTCATACTTTTCAGGCTGCCATCTAGCAAACTCTGTATTATCAGATTTTCTAAAAATATATTTAACATCTGGATCCATAGGCCCTATTTCTGGGCCATCACCAGGTGCTAATTCCTCACCACCTTTTTGTTTAAATTCTATTGATTTATGAAATTGATAATGTGGTGATTCACCTTGCTCTCCTGGCTCCATATCTTTTTTATCATATATCCTATAAGATATATTATTTTTTTTAAAATAATCTACTAATTTATCTCCTGGAATAATATCATAGTCACTAACAAATCCTTTTTTTCTACCTTTTTGTAACCAATCAGATTGTATTTCATCAACTATTAGGGTGTTATTAAATGTTTTTGCTAGTTTTAAATCTTTAAGATATTTTTCATCAGAAAAATCAGCATACTGTGATTGATCTTTATTATATTCAGCTACTCTTTTAGCCATATCCATTTCTTTTTTTATTTTATCTGGATCTCCATAACCAACTTGTGTTCTAGCATGTGCAAAATTATTAGTTCCATACTCTATATCAAAATGTTCTGATTTAAATAGTGGTGTAATCTCAGCATCATATGGTCTACTTGTTACAGCATCTACTAATAAATTTTTTCTACCAAATTGAAATACTATATTTTCTTGTGTACCTTCTTTTGGAGAACCTATAGTATAATTTTCATACATATTATTCATGTCATCTTCAGGGATAGAACGGACTGTAATACCAGATGTTATATCTTTTTTTTCTACAAAATCTAATAACTCTTGTTTAGTTATAGACTCATTACCTTGTAAAAACTTATCTAATCCTAAAAATTTAAGTTCTTCTTTATCACCCTGTATAAAACTTTTCCATTTATTTTTGGTAAGTTTATTTGGTTTAGCATCTTTAATAGATTTAACAACACGGGAATAAAACTCTGGTTGATCACCCATGAGTGCCTGTGCTGTTTGCTTTTCTGTTTCTGTCAGTGGCCCAAATTCTGCTTTGGGTTCTAATGCTTTTTGTGTTTGAGATTTAATATCTTCTTGTTTGGATAAGTTTTTTGAGATTTGTAATGCAGCTTCGGTAGCTACTTCGGTACCAAGGTTTGGCCCTTTATCTTCTGGAGGTTCTTGTTGTGGTTGGTTAGATTTCTGTTGGTCTTGTACCATTGGTACATTAGTGTCATCATCATCACTACCACTAGACATATAATTAGGATTAACCATTGGCATAGCCTCTGGTTTAATCATAGTAGTATTTTTATTTAAAC